TGTACATTCATGCCTAAATTCATTAACTCGTCGTAACTATCTATTGCCTTTTGAGCAATATCTTCCATTTCGTCATCGTGTGTTTCTAAGTCTTTAACTTTTGGTAATGCTGAATCTATTTTTTCTGCATTAGTTAATGCTTCTTTAATTTCTACTTCTGTAATTTCTTTTTTCTCTTCTTTCTTTTCAGTAGGTAACACATCTTCGATTGGAGGTAAATTAAATTCTTCTTCGAGTTTTCTTGTCATAACACTATTTAGTTCTTTCTCTTCTTGGTGTTCATGTATATGTGATTCTCATTTAGCACTCTAAAACGTACACCTTTACGTTGGCACCACTCATTTGCGGCTGTCCACTTTGCTAAATTTATTGCTACTTGTATTTTTTCTGCACTACTTCTAGCACTTTCCATTGTACTTTGACTGCCTGGTTTGATTTCAATAACTTCCATATGATTCTTGCCATTTTTGTCTGTATATATTACTGTAAAGTCTGGTACATATACAGTATGCTTTCCTGTAACAGGATGCCTGTATGGTATTTTTAAATTTTCACTTGCCCATTGTGTAATATTAGGATGATTGTCGCACATATTCATAAATGCTAATTCCCAACTACTACGATAGTAAGGAGTTTTAGCACCTGCATACTTTCCTGGATTCTGTGGTTCGAATGTGCCTTTGGCGTATTTGGCCATGTTACGCCCCTATAAGAAGGCGAACGTATTTGTCTGAAGTTAATCTTACAGGATTTTGAAATCTTACTGAATTAGGTAATGTATTGTTTATTTCTTCTAGTAAAGAATCAGTAATAACAACATCATTGCTGTCATTTTTCTTATAAAGAGATAGTATATCTACTTCATTTTTATCTGCAATATTTTTTAATGTTATTGTATAAAAATTTGCTAGTTTATCTGTTAAACCAGCATTTTTGAAGTCTGCAAAAACTTGATCTATTCTATATCCATTTATACTATTTGTGTCCGCTTTTGTGTTTAGTTCCTGTAATTGTAGTGTCTCTGGATTTATATTAAGTTCTTCGCCTGTTTTAGATACAATTTTAAATGAGTTATCAGACTTATTTGTGTCAAAATCAATACCAAAATTTTTGTATATTGTACTCATTAGTTTATATTGAACTTGTTAAGGTTTTTGTTATTCTTTTTAAGCAGGCCGTCTGTTAGTTCGTTTGCTTTTTTTCTTACAGCATTACGAACTAAATTACCAAGAAAGCCGCCGCCTCTGTTACCTTTTTTAGCGGCAATGGCTTCCATGTCGCCACCGTAGTTTTGTCTTTCAGCATTATTGATAAATGATAAATCGTGCTCTCTATTACCTGCTCTTTGTGTTAAACCAAATAAACCTTTTACAATACCTCTTAGTCTATCACCTGCAGGATTAAATGGTGTTGCTTTTGTAAAGTCTTCTATTGCATCTTTTAGGAATGTTTCTTCATCATCATAATCAAAATTGATTGATGGCGAGTACATAAGTTTTTCGTATTCTATTCCAAATTGTATTTCTTGTGATGTACCTGCACCTGCATAATCCAGTGTTGTAAATTGTACATCAGTTATAATTGGATTTACTGCTGTTGTTCTTGTAACCTTTTGCCCATGTAAATGATATACATGAATATTACTAATAAATTGTGATCGTTTTGCATCGTGAAGATCTATACCATTAAATTGGCTACCAAAATTATCTAATGGATCTGGAAATTTGTTATTGTGTATTTCACTATTGAAGTCTTGTATGTCAACACCGTTACCTTCCATGACATGCCTACCGTCTGTAAAGTGATAATTATAATATGTTTGCCAAAATCTTAACCACGTACTTTGTATATCATCATGAACAGTAATATTAAAAGGCTTAAAGTCTTTAGTTAAAATTACTGGTGTATTTTTATTATACTTTGGCTTTTTATCTACAGTGATAGCCATACCTGGTACGTCAATAGTTTTCACCATTTGCGCCAGAGCATACTCATCTCCGTTATGATACATTACATCTTTGAGATTTGCATTTAGTTCAAAATGCACTATATATTGAAACGGCAAACGAGGGGGTGTGCCGGTTACAAAACTCCCAAGTTTAGAACTTGCGTGTCTTGGTCCGGCTACATAAATCCCGTTTTTAACTTGTCCGCCGATTAATTCTTTCCAGAATTTTGCCATCGGTTCTCCCTATAGATATAGGCCTAAATTAAACTCCAGTGCCTGGTGTTGCTGGTAGTGGTGATACTAATGGGAATGGATCACCTGCGGCAACTTTACCACCGAGTGTATTAGGTCCTGCCACATGTACCGCGTTGTCATATCTGACGTTCAAGTCTAATTGTACGATTTCGCTGGCATCATAGGCATGATCACTATAGTTAACCTGTTGTAGCATACATCCTTCTAGTTCCCATTGTTCTGTTGGCTCAGCATTTGTACCATCTAAGACTTGGATAAGCATATCGAATTTATAGTCTCCACCACTAACTGCGGTAGTTTGTTCGAAATGGTTAAATTGTCTTTGGATCTGCTGACCGACTAAAGCGGAAACTTGGTTAGTAATATCGTCCCTTAAACTGAGATTAATCGCTTCCCATTGATGTTTACCAGATATATATGCACGAGAGTTATAACTGTGAACTTCAACTTCGTCAACATTAAATGTTGGTCTAGTGACACTCACGATGTTACTTGTAAACTCATCGGTTCTACCGCCTGCTCCAAATCCAGTTACGATTACACGGAATCTGTATTTGAGTTTAGGTTGTAAAATACCTAATCGAGCACCTTCAATTGGTACACCAAATTTATCTTTTGTTACTGCCATCTTTCGATCTCCTAAAACATGTTACACATGCAATTACATTTATTTATCATCTTTCGGCCAAAAATAAAGGGTGGAAAAATCCACCCTTTATAATTTTTAGAATTTGCTTATTCTGAGCCTGTTTGACCAAGAGTTGACTGAATTCTAATCGGAATGTATATAAATTCAACTGCTTTAGTTGGTTGAATCGCTATATCCAAGTATAATTCGTTCTTATCAATTCTTGCAGGTGTGTTATTTGTTGTATCACAAACACTAATAAAGTCAAATAAACCTCTTAGTGTAACTAGTTCTGATAGCAATGCATCAGCAACTCGCTTAACACCTGATCTTGTAATTCCATCATTTGGTTCAAATAAGAAAGGCTTAACTGCGATATCTAATTGATATCTAATGTAGTTTACAAGCCTTGCTACGTTAATTCTATCCAATGCACTTGCAGTTGGGTTAAGAGTTTTCTGTCCAAATACAACTAAGCCTCTTCCTGGGAAGTTTGCTATTGGATTAACTTTATTTCCATAAAGTGTATCTCTTTGTCCATTGTTAAGTGAAACTGGAACAAACTCACCTGCTGTTCCGTCTACATAACCGACACTAGTTGCGTTTTGTACGATACCTCTTTGATACCCTGCTGGTGCAAACCATTGATATGCCACGTTGTCATTAAAAGCCATTGTTCTTAATGCAATATGTGAAGCCGGTACAGCCACACTAGAACCATCTAAGTTTGTTGTTAAACCTGATGGATAATGTACTGATACATATGGATTACTTGATATAAGTCCATCTTCGCCGTTTTCACTTGCGTTGTTGGCATTGGTTGCCCAATTTTTCATGCTTGTTGCATCTGACTTCAATCTCATTGGAGTATCTCCAACAATAAATGCGACTTCTTTCTTATCTGTGTTAAGAGTAATCATCTCATCTATTAGTTCTGGATATCCAGGAGCGGAAATCAAGTTATAGAAATTAACTTCACTTCTGATTTCACTGTTGTTTGCTAATGCGGCCTGCATTGCTTTAACAATTACTTTTCTTTGTGCTTTTCTGCCCATGTAAGGTGAACCGTCTGCTTTATTGCCTGACTCACTTACCCATACATTTGTTAATGTACCGCCGCTATAAGCATATGAAGTGTAATATTTCTTAACGTTTTTACCACTGGCTCTATAGTTCCATGCTAAAATACCAAATGGTACTGTTGCTGGTGCTATTGCATCACCGTCTACTACTGATGCGCCATATGATGCTAAATCTAAGAACTGAATACCGTCTGCAGACACTTGGTCTGTGTTATCAACTAGTACCCATGCACTTGATTTTCTTTTGTATATTTTTGGATAGTTTTCTAAGTCATCTGAATCAACCCAAAGATCGCCGTCTACTAAAGAACCGCCATCGCTTTGTGTTGTAGGTTCACTTGCCGCTACATTGACATCGTAATCCGCAGAATACTTAGTCCATGTTGCTGTTCCGCCAACATTTTTGTTATACCAAATGTCAACGTTAGCACTACTATCGTACCAAAGTTTACCTGTTACTAAATCACCTGTTGGTGCTGAAGTTCCAAATTCATAGTTTTTACTACCTATTGTTGCAACTGTTCCAGATACATCAGCAACTTCAAAGTTACTGTAATTACCTACTGCAATATTTAAATTTGTTGCAACATTAAATGCTGATCCACCTACTGAACCGTTAAAGACATCAATATCTTTACCGTCGCTTACTGTAAGTGTAACTTTTCCTGAAACATTTGATGCTGTAACTGTTGTTGCAGAAGCAGATGCTAATGCGTCATTAATGTCTTGAACTATGTCGTCGACACTAACATTACCGTCACCGCTTGTATCAGTGTTAAATTTTACATCAATATTTGATGAACTGTTGTTTACTTTTAGTCTAATTCCATAATCTGAACCACCTGTTTGACGAGCGATTGCTGTATCTGAAATTGCCGCTGTACTTTGTACTTGTAAACTGCTTTGACCATTGTGTCTTCTTAATGCAAATCTACCATGGACATCTGAATCAACTTTGTTACCTGAATCATATTCTACAAAGAATGTGCCTGCACTAGGTGTGGCTCCAATACTTGTACTTGCATAAGCCTCTGCAGAATTCAAATATCCTTCTGCTGTTGTGCTTACAAATGATGCTGTTGATGAGTTATATACTTTAAGTCCATATTTAAGACCGCTTGCCGCAGATGTTGTTTGAACGATAAGGTCACTATTTGCAAGTGCTCCACCGTCTTTCTGCTGAGTTGGTCTGTTCAAATGAGTTACGAACTGACAGTCTACTCCTGTTGTTCCCTCAAATGCTGTTGCGTCTGTGAATTCTGTCCAAACTGAAGATGCTTTTTTGTAATATACAATTTCTGCTTTTGCTTTACCGTTTGCGTCTATACCTAAGACACCAACATCTCCGTTTTTACCTACTGATGGTTTTGGTAAGCCACCGCTAGTAATTTCTTCTTTTGAAAAAACTTTAACGTCTGTGACTTCTTCATACTTTGCAGTAGATGTATTGTATTCGAAGATACCCCACTTAGTAGCACTTGAGTCTACCCATATTGTAGCATCTGCCGGATCGGCTGATGGTGCATTTGACAATGGTTTTAATTCATCTAAGTCTACGTTTGCTCTAAGAACGTATGCTCTTGAAGCCAAACCTAAGAAACTGTGAGCGGCTAATAAACCGTACTCGTTTAATTCATAACCATGTTGTGGAGTTCCTCCTGTGCTGTAGAATTGTGGATTTCCGTATTGCTGTAATAATTCTCTTTGACTTGTGATTAAGTAAAGTTGGTTATCCGCCGCCGTTTTGGAGTAAGGTGCTAGACCTGATCCATCTGGGTTAGATTTGTTCTTTGCTGTTGCTATCACAATCAAAGGTACTGTTCCAGGTCCGCCGGGCGAATAAAACGATTCGTCCGATACAGAAATGTCTACACCAGGTGATACTAATGTTGCCATATTTTTCTCCTATAATACCTTAATTGGTTACATGTATTTATTAAAAAATGCAATAATCTGGGTATTATAAAAATGACAAATCAGCAAAATCACCAAAAAGAGATAAATAAGATCTCAAATTATTTCTATGCTATTTTCTGTGAATATTTGAGGTTTTTGTGGAAGTTTTTCTATTATTCTATCGACTTGCTCGAATAGTTCTTCTTTAGTGCTATCATTTTTTACTGTATAGTCTATTTTGCACCCTATCCAGTCCCATTCACTTGCGTGAATATGTTTGAAGTCACGATTCATTATGTGTCTTGCTACTGCATCGCCTTCGTTTGCCTTAAGTGCAATATCATACCATTCTGGTTTTTCGTCTCTTTCTACTAGAATTACTGTGCCATTCATTGCTCTAATAATGTTTACTTCGTTTTGAAAACGGCAATCGCTTATAACAACACACTCATTTTGATGATGCAGTTTTCTAACTCTGTATTCTAAACTGCTAATCCATATATCTTCATTGAAATGATTACGCATTACATCTGTGCCTATTAATTGTAATGCTAATCTTGGTGTAAAATTAGGAATGCCTAATTTTTTAGTCCAAAACATGTCGACACTTTCCCTAAACTGCCTACTTTCGTCTGTTTCACCTTCTAGTAATTCTCTGTCCCAGCCAAATACGTTTGCACATAAGTCTTTTAGTGGGCCTGCGAATGAAGTTGGAATGCAACCTTTAGTTGCTAAATATTGTGCTACGGTGTTTTTACCTGATCCTATATTTCCTAATAATCCTATTGTGTTCATCTATCCAATAACAAAGCCGTAATTTTTATTTCCTTCTTCCATGTTAATTATTGACTGTAGTAATCTTTCCTTCTCAGTTATGGCCTCTTGCTTTAAAGCATCGCCATTTAACTGTACGGAACCTTGTGGTCCTGGCAAGCCTGAAGCATACTTACTTCTTGCTTCTCCAAGCATCATTTTTGCTTCTGCTAATGCCCAATCTGCCATCCAAGGTCTAGAATACTCGTTTTCTAATAAATTGTGTTCTGGAACTAGATTAGAAATCTGTATCATTATGTCTTCTGTTATAGATATCCTACGCAATAGTTTTAACACTTTTGTATTTGTATTGAATGTGAAGTCGTAATCACCACCAAATATTCTGTTAAGTGTTTCTTTATATTGGGTAAATGCATCGTAGTTGGCTAGACCACCAACAACACCAGCATTAATTAGATATGTATTTTGGAATGCAACGTCAAACGGATCAAAGTTTGTACCTGTACCTATGTTACCACCACCAACACCTCTACGATATACTCTTCTAATGTTTAATACTTCACCTGGTAGTGTGTATTCTTGTACATCTGGTTGTGTTTGCAAAAATGCATAACTTTCTTCAACAGCGGAATCACTTCTACTTCTCAAAGTTTGTATTGCTCTGTCTATTGCTAGGTTATAGTGTTCTGGATCTAACTCCACATCGATCATTCCGTCACCTAAACGTAACTTGATCTCTGTTATTAGTTTATCCCTAGGGGTTTCTGTTGCACTCATGTAAACTATTTATCAAAAAGTTCGTAGTATTATAGTGTGCTCGTTAAATCTACCGTTTAATTTTGTGGGTGTTGTAGTGAGTTCTTCGAAAGATTTCTTACATTTTAGTTTACCAGCATCAAAACCTTTAATCATTTCTGCTGGTTTTCTTAATGTTTTTTGTACACTGGACTCTTCATCAAAGTCTTGTAGTGTTGTACCTTTAACCATAATGCCTGTTCCTGGTCTTTGCATGTTTCTTGGATCTACAGATTTTGCATGATACACACCAATTTTTCTAGTTTTAGTGTTATATACCCAAACTTCGTTAGCATAAACAATATCTGTTGGGTGTAAACTTGCTAATCCTAGTTCAGGAAAGTTTATAGCATACTTCAATTTCTTCACGATCGTCTCTTTAGACCGTGCTTTAGGCTTACGAGCCTTGCGTGTAGTGGCTTTTGTTGCCACAATAGTATCACAAGCAGTATTAA